TGGTGACTTTTTAGTAAGGGCAGACGATGATAACTATATAAAAATGTATTCCGATTTCATTGATATTAAATCAGAAACATTCGGATTAAAAACTTCTAATATGATTATTAGTTCTTCGTTGAATAACGGAACTATTAGATTTGGTTCAAGTTTAGGACCATCTTCGGTAACAGCAAATACAGCTGGTATTTACATGGATGGGAACGGAGATTTTCAGATATACGGAGATGCAGACAATTACTTTAGATTCGATATTAGTGACCAACTACAAATAGCAGCTGAAACATTTGATTTAAAAACTCCTAATTTAAGAGTTTCATCATCATTTGGTGGAACTATATCAATGGGAGAAACACCACCAACAAGTGCAACAAGTGGTACAGGATTTTTTGCAAGTGGAAGTGGTAAGGAATTCTTAGTTGGTAATTCAAGTGGTAATAGAATTCAATATTCCGATGATGCTATAGTTCTTCAATCTAATACATTTTCATTAAATGCCACAGAAATTGTTATAGATTCTGCCACGAATAGTGGTAAGATAGCACTTGGACAAACACCACCTTCAACATATGATAATGGAACTGGTGTTTACATGGATGGTACTGGTAAGTTTTTAGCTGGAGTACATGATGGTAATAGAATTCAGTTTGATGGGACTAATGTTGATATAGTAGCCGAAAGATTTTTTATTGGTACAACCAATACTCAATTTATAAGTGGTAGTAATAATAATATAGAAATTAGTTCATCATTATTTCACTTAGACCCGAAGAACAATTCATTGGTCATTGGAGCAAATGCCACAATAAACGCCTCTTTATCTGCAAATTCTATATCAACACCTGCAGGTGGTTCACCATTGGCACAGATTACTGATCAAGGTTATGCAAGATTTGTTTCTGCTTCCATTGGTGGATTTGATGTTTCTACAACTCAAATAAATGATACTGATGATAATTTAATATTAAAATCAAGCGGACAGATAACAGGTTCACAAGTATTATTTGATGGTGGTACAGTTGGTGGTTGGTCAATTACGGCAAATCAGTTATCTGCTAACAATATAAAGATAAACGCTGCTAGTGGTTACATTGAGGCTGGTAGTTTAAATAATGTTAGTGATATTAGTGACACATCAGTAGGATTTTTCGCAAATAAAGATGGTGAAGTACTGATTAAAGCTGGAACTTCTGCCAATAAAAACTATATGCAGTTCAAAGATGGTACTTTGGACATCAATACAGATAAGGCACATATTAGTGGTTCATCGATTACTTTGAAATCACCAGATTTCTATCTTGGGGATGTAGACAATTATATTAGTGGTAGTGGTGGAGCAATTGATATAGCAGCAGATTCATTTACATTGATAGCCAATACTGATGATTTGAAAATAGAGAGTTCAAAAAAACAAATAAGCCTTGCAGGTGGAAATATTACAATCGATGGTGATTCTAATAGTGGAACAGGACATTTAGAACTTGGTTCGTTAACAAGTACATCAACAAGTCAAACACAAGCTGGTGTTTATATAAAAGGTGATGGTGAATTTTTAGCAAAAGCTACCACAACGGCTAATGAAGATTACTTAAAATTCTCATCGTCTGGTTTAGAACTACAAACCTCAACATTAAAATTTACCACAGATGGTAATATTGAATCAGATGATTTCTTGGTTGAGAGAAGTAGATTGTTTGGAGCAGGAGCGGATGGAGATGCGACAATATCAACCAACACCACTTTAACTTCGGATATGTATTATGAAGATTTAACCATAAATTCAGGAGTTACATTATCAACTGCCGGATATAGGATTTTTGTACAAAAAGTACTTACTAATAACGGAGTTATTGAAAATGATGGTCACAATGGAAATGGTCAAAATGGTGAGGGTTCAGGTGCACCTGGAGGAACATTATCACCAGGAATTAATGGAGTACATGGTGGTGATGGTGGAACGGTTGGTGGTTCGGGTGGTCGTGCAGGTGGAGATGGTGGTGCCTCAGGAGGTAGTGGTGGTATTGTAATGATTTTTGCAAGACAAATAGTTAACAACGGAACAATTAGGGCAAATGGTGGAGTTGGAGCAGATGGAGGAAGTGCTAAATCTGTTGAACCATAAATTATAGGAGTTTAAAAAATGAAACATATACCATATTTTAAAAAGAAAAAAAATAACCATAATGATTATGCCGTAATATGGAAATCTACGAGAAGATTTACATTGATGCCGGCTCCAGGAAGCTCTGGAGCTACAGGTGGTGCTGGTGGTGGTGGTCAAGCCGCAACTCGTATTGATGTTATTGATCCGCATGTTTTAATGATGATGAGGGATGTTATGGATGCAAGTGAAACCGCACAAAGATTAACCGTCGCCGGAGGCGGTGGTGGAGGCGGAGGAGGCGGAGGTGGTCAAGGTCTCGCGAGTGGTGATGGTGGTGATGCAGATCCAGGAGTAACTGGTCTTTCTACAACAAGATGTATTAATAATGGTAATGGTGCAACTGGAGGAGCTGGCGGTATGGGACAAGGTACGGTTGGTGGAGGCGGAGGCGGTGGTGCCGGCGGTGCCTCAGGTGTTGTTGTTATCGTAACCACAAGTGCCTCTAACGGAACGGTTCAATGTCGAGGTGGATCAGGTGGGGATGGTGGAAGTGGTGGAACAAGTGCCGCTGGAACTGGTAGAACTGGAGGAAGTGGTAGATCTTATAATGGTATTGCTGGTACACAAGGATTGTGGATAAGAGTATAGTGCATAAAATAAAAGATTTAACAAGTAAAAGGTAATATCTATAATAGAGGAAATAAATGCCAGATTATATAACAACAAGTAACTCCGATGGTGGAGAAGCAAATATTCAAGCAAGCGGTAATTTACTTATCGGTGGGAATATTACTGCTTACTATTCCTCTGATATTACACTAAAAGAAAATGTCAGACCAATAGAGAATGCACTTTTTAAAGTAAATCAACTTAATGGTGTAAAGTTTACTTGGAATGAAAATGCCGAAAAGGCAGATAGAGAAAAGGGAGAGGATGTCGGTTTAATTGCACAAGATGTTCAAAAGGTATTACCCGAAATAGTACAAATTAGAAAAAACGGAACTTTGGCTATTCAATACGAAAAAGTTGTACCATTATTAGTTGAGGCCATTAAAGACCAACAGATAATCATAGAGGATTTACAGCAAAGATTAGAGTTATTAGAGGATAAATAATGGCTCTACAAGACGGATTTAAAGTATTAAATTTGAATATTATCGCCAGTGGAAGTGGTTATATGGAAAATGATGATGGAGCTACTGGTACATTAAGAATGAGAGCACCTGGTTCACATTCTATTGGGGTTGGTGATGGTTTTACAGGAACTTACACAACAAGTACTAATTCAGATGGTGTGATTGCTTCGGTATCAATAACAAATTCAGGAAAAAATTATTCTTCAGGTTCTTGGGATTTTGCGGGACATGGACGAGCTGCCGTTGGTGAATTTTGTGCCATATCAATACATGGTGCAACTGCAAATAGTTCAGCAACAGGTCAAGGTGCAATCATACTCCCAACAATTGGTCAAGATAAATCAATGTCATTTTCCGATATAAATGTCGAAAGGGGATTAGCACCCAATACGGCAAATTCGGATATTCATGATTTATACGAAGATTTCTCATCAATAGCTGGTTCAGTTCATACGGATGTTGATGGTAAACCAAATTTCGATTGGTTTCAAGGAGGACCTACATCTGCATCATCAGCAGGTAACTATCAATCTCATCCAATTCGATTAGACGAGTTCTATGGTAGTAATTATTCTCAGTATGGTGGATTAGGTTGTCTTGGATTGGGAACTAAGATAACTATGGGTGATGGTAGCGAAAAAAATATAGAAGATATAAATGTCGGTGATACGGTTTTGTCCGCACAAGTTCCTGGTATGCCGTTAGATTTTGATGATGAAGATACTTGGTCAGTATGGGAAGGTATTCCTCACGGAAACGCACCTAATAATGTATGGGCTACTGCATATTACGATATACAGGAGATGAATAGAGTAAATCCTCAAACGGCAGAAGTATTTGATGTGTATTTTGACTATTTTGATAATTATTATTTACTGAATGGTACTATAAAAGTAACATACGAACATCCATTCTTAGTACTTAGAGATGGTAGTTATTCATTTAGAACAATGGCCAGTTTAAAACCTGGTGATAAGTTATACACGACAGATAATCAATTTGAAGAAATTAAATCAGTTTATTTTGTAGAAGAACCTATGGAAACCGTAAATATAAATGTAGAACCATTGGATGTTTATTTTGGTGGTGGTTTTTTAATGCACAATGTACATGGAAAATAAAAAAATAAATAATTGTTATTATGAGTAAAAATAAAGTAGTTAATATAAAGTTACCAAGTGGTGCACTTGGAGATTGTTTGGCATGGATGCCCTATATAGAAGAATATCGTAGAAGAAAACGCGTAAAAGTAAATGCAATTGTTTCTCTTTACAAGTTATTTGAAGAAACATACCCAAAAATTAATTTTTTAAAACCTCATTCGAAATTATATAATCATGTAATGTTACATCCAGATTTTCAATGTGGTGTAGATTTGTCAGCAGGACAAACAAGATCTTTACAAAGGTGTGCAAATGATGCATTGGGTTTAAGAAACTTCAAAGAAATAAAACCTAAACTTAAAGTACCAGATGAACCCTCAAGAATAGTTGGAAAATATGTTACAATTTCAACACAGGCAACATCTCAGGCAAAATATTGGAATAACTATACGGGATGGGATGAAGTTGTGGTTTGGTTAAAAGGTCAAGGTTACAATGTTTTGTGTATAGATAAGTTTAGAAATTTTGGTGATATAGATTTAAATTTTATGAATCCGATACCCAAAGGAGTGATAGATAAAACTGGACTTGATAATCAAACGGAACAATCAGGAGTTGGAATTGAAAATTTTGATTTACATGATAGAATGGTAGATATAAAATATGCAGATTTTCATATAGGGGGACCATCAGGTTTGTCTTGGTTAAGTTGGGCACTTGGAACTCATGTGGTGATGATATCTGGATTTTCAGAACCATACTCGGAATTTCAAACAGGAGTAACAAGAGTTGAACCACCAAGTAAAAATCCATTTGTAAATGATGAACTTTGTACAGGATGTTGGAACAAATATCCGTTTGTTCAGGACGATTGGTGGTGGTGTCCTAAACATCGAGGCACAGAAAGACAATTTGAATGTTCACGGGCAATTACATCCGAAATGGTAATTGATAAAATAAAGGAATATTTAAAAAGTGTTAGTTGATTTGAACAATGAGTATGATGTTTATTATAGTACAGGTGGTGGTTCACTTGTATATGGTGGTAGTGATGTTTGGGTTAATAATTGGTTACGAGAGGTAGCCCCTAAATTAAATCATCCAAGTAAATTATTAATACATCGCCGTAAACCCGATATGGATAAAAGGGTGAAGTTTGATTCACCAATCGAAGTGATATGGCAAGGTGACCACCCAAGAGATTTTGAAAAAATAGCAAGTAAGGCCAGAAAAATTCACATTTTACATGGGTATTACACACCACATAAGATAATCGAAGATAATCAAGATAAAATAGATTCCGTATGTTTGCATGTATGTGTACAACTATCCTTAAAGGCTGGTTTTGATTTAGGATTACCCAAGTTAATGCACTTTTCAGCAAACAGAGCTTGGGAAAGACGGATAGCACAGATAGCAAACAAGGTGGTTTGGATTGGGTTGGATAAGATTCCGTTACACGATACGGTAGATATTATTGATATACCAAATTATTATGAATTCACACAAAATAAAAAGGTATGTATGAGTAATAGAGTAGGTTATGCAGCCAGAATGGAAACAAGAAAATCACCACATTTCTTAGAAGGTATTGATTCATACGCATTTACCGATTTGGAAGATTGGAAGTGGTGGAAAACAAGAGCTGGATATAAATTTGAAAAAACAAGATTGTATCAATTTCAATATAAAAATTTACATAGATTCTTTAATAGAGAGGATTGGGGAATATCTCATAGCTGTCATTTAAACGAACCATTCGGTTACTCTATATTTCAAGCATTGGATTATGGAAAGTTACCGATATTACAAAAGGATTGGCTGATAAACTATGAATATCCATTCAGAGCCTTTAACAAGAAAGAATTTGATGAGCAAATAAATAATATATCAGAATTATCAGAAAGGGAAAGACAAGATTACTTAGATGGACTGAGGGATTATTGTAGACAATATGATAATAAGGATGAATGGATTGAAAGGTATTTAGAGATTTACAACGACTAATATATATTATTCTGGGTACACATAAAGTGTTAACTTTATATATCAGCGAGAAATCCCAAAAAAGGAAATTTCTTGCACATATAATATTTATTAACAACACACAACACGGCACGCGTATTAGACGATAGTCGTCTTTTCATGCGTATCTTTTTTTGGAGAATTTTTTTGGCAACACCACCTAAAGGAACAAAATTATCATTAGGAAAACTCGGTAGGGCAACTGCCGTAGGTAATTCTGATTACACTTCTAAGACAAGTCTTAATGATGCTGGTCGAGATAGTGGAACTGGTAAAACAAGTATTAGTGATTTTTATGTTGGTTCGGTTGATTCAACGATAGATGGATATCCGTATGTGGATGAACAAACAAACGAAACATACGAATTAACATTTACTAATTCTAATTCATTATTTGATACTCGTATAAAAACAAGATATCAGAATTTTACTTGGACAACCGCCGATTCTGATTTGTTTGCCCTACAATCTAATCAAGATTATACTGCACAATTTAATGCTGGTACAATAGACGATAGTGGAACAGCTGCATCTAAATCATTTAAAGAGAATTTAGTTACGGATGGACACTTTTCCAATTGGGATGATGCTAATAGTTTAACAAGTTGGTACGAAAGTGGTGGGAGTGTTATATCAAGACAAACTTTAGCAAGTCAATCACCATCAGGTTCAGGTGATTTTGCAGTAAAGTTTAACACACAAGGTCAGTACATAAGTCAATCATTTACGGTTGATGGTAATTCCATTTATGAAATTCGTGCACACGCCTCATCTTCTGATACAGGAGAGGGAACTATTGATATGGAAATTAGTGGTGCTTATTTTCAAAAAACATATAGGGGTATTGCAGGAAATGAATCTTGGACAACCACACGAGATGATTTTGCAACAAGTGGTTCAAATACAACACAGAATTTAAAATTAACATTTACGGCAGTATCAGCATCAGATGACCACAAACCTTTATTAGATAGTATATTTTTTAGAAAGTGGGAAGGTAGTGGATTTCACGACACCGAAGTTGTGATTAGTGGTAAGTATCATGATGACGGACAGAGTGATGGATTTAACGACCATGCCACAAGATATAATACAGCGATTGAAAAAACAGTTGAAATACAAGATACATATGGTGGATTGTCTATCGCGTGTTTTTTACCAGGAACATTAATTACTATGTCTGATTTTACAACTAAACCGATAGAAGAAATAAATGTCGGTGATGAAGTTTTATCATTGAACTTACCTGGTCTACCTGATGAGGATTTGGGTTATTTAGAGTGGAAACGATTTACAATGAGACCAATGGATTTGGAAGATTTAACAGGATTGGTAAGAAGAAATAAGGATGTTGCAAAAGTTGAAAATCTTTTCTTTGATTATATGGATGGTTATTATAGCATAAATAATGGTTATCTCAATGTCACGGGTGAACATGATTTATTTACATATACTGGTAGTCAATGGGAATGGGTAACTGCAAGTAATTTAAAGGTCGGTATGAAATTACTTGGATTTAATGGAGATTTAACAACCATAGATTCTGTTGAGTATAAGGATGGAGAGATAGAAGTGATAAATTTTGATGTAGAACCATTGGATATTTATTATGCAGGTGGAGTTTTAGTACATAACAAAGGAACAGATTCTGATCCTGGCTAATAATATAGTTGGTTTGGATATTTTTTTAATATTTATTTACGGATAATTGTAGGTTTTATATGTCAATTTTAAATCGTGGACACATTTATGATTCAATAACAAGAAATAGTGATAAGGGTGCAGTTCCTTATCGTTGGACACATAGTGCAAATGATTTGTACATTGGAAGTGGTATCTTCTATTATTCTATTCCATATTTTTTAAAGGCAGAAGTTTGTGTTTGTCTTGGAAGTGGTGGGGGATTTGTTCCAAGATTAATGGTTGATTGTGTACATGAACTAAATGAAACTCATATGTATGATGAAGGAGTTATTGGTGAGGTATATATTGTTGATGCAACCAATGGTGTGAATGGAGAAGTGGATTGGTCAGATGGAGATAGTTTTTTTAGAGGTAAATTTAATCCTAAGTTTTTAAATTCCACAACAGAAGATGCGTTTTACAATTTTTTTGTAAATAGAGACATTAAGATAGATTATTTACACATCGATGCAGGTCATACTTACATAGATTGTAAACAAGATTTTGATTTATATTCTACGATAATGAATCAAAATGGAATTATATCGATTCACGATACCGATGAAAACTATTGGAAAAATTTTAAAACATACGAAGATGAGCCACACGATGTGTGTACAGGTCCAAGTGAAGTTGTAGATGAAATGGATAATAGTAAATGGGAAATTTTTAATTTGTTTGATTATAAAGAAAAATCATCAAAAACAAGGTCATCGGGTTTGACAATACTTAGGAAATCAAATTGAAATATAAGATAACAGGTTTTACAAAAGAAGAAATCGAAGATATTGATGTAAGATATCACGAATGGTCACTTGAAAGAAACATTGAGTGGGTAGAAAAGGAATTCTATAAAGTCGTTGAGGCTCATCCCAATGGTGATAAGATAAACTTAGAGGTAGATGATTATGATTTTGTAAATAATTATGCAGAAAGAATGTATGTTTTTGAAAAACTCAAAGATTGTCATATGCATAAATCACCTTATGTAGATGGTAGGATAGGTGAATACGAAATAGAAAGTTTTAATCACGAGATAGGTCAAAGAATTACATTAGAAGAAATAGAACAAAATTTTAAAACTGATTTTATTGAAAAGAAAATAAAAGATAAATCCTTTGATTCTTTTCAAGAAGAACTTTTTTACAGACAAAAATTAAAAGATTGTGAAATGCACACAACACCTTATGTAGAAAAAAGAATACAAGATTTTCCAATTAGTATACATAACAGATCTAGTACAGATGTTCAAAGTTTAGATGAAGAACTAACTCATAGAATAAAATTAGAAGAATGTGAAAAAATTAACTCACCTTTTGTTTTAAAAAGAGTAAAACGATATATGGGAAAAATTCATCCTGATAAAGAATTAACAAAAAGACAAATTATATTTGAGTCTGAAAAACACACTAACAAATATGTTGAAAAAAGATTGACCGAATATTCACCGAAAGAATATAGAACCGAGAATCATGAAGATTTATACGAAGATTTACAATGGAGGCAGGATTTAGAACAATGTGAAATGCATCAATCAGATTTTATAGAACAAAATTTAAAATTCTATAAAAACAGAGGTTTAGAAATATCATCACCATCACAGGAACTTGAGTACAGATTAAAACTTGAAGAATGTGAAAAATTTAATAGTGAATATATTTCAAGAGAAACTGCGAGATTAAAGGATGAATATTTAATTCGTGATCCAGATGAAGAATTAAAACATAGAATGAATTTATCTTTCTTTGAAAACAATGTTAAGGATACTGAAAAATTAGCAAACAAAGATACTTTTTGGGATATGATTTCGGTTCATGGATTAGAAAATATGGCTTTATTAAAAGACGAATTAAATAAAGTCGGTGATGGTTTTTGTTTGGCAAAATGGAATCAAGTTAGTATTCTTTTACAGACAGGTCAAACTCATAGCTGTCACCATCCGAGACCTCATGTTGTTCCAATAAATGAATTGGAATCTAATCCAACAGCACTGCACAATACATATTTTAAAAAACAACAAAGAAAAACTATGTTGAAAGGTGGTCGTCCAAAAGAATGTGATTATTGTTGGAATGTAGAAGATGCAAATCCTGATGCGTTTAGTGATAGAATTATGAAAAGTGGTGAGGCTTGGGCATTTCCATATTTTGATAAAATTAAAAAATCGGATCCTGGTGAAAATACTAATCCTTCTTATGTAGAAATATCATTTAGCAATCAATGTAATATGAGTTGTGGATATTGTGATGTGAAAAGTAGTTCAAATTGGCAACACGAAATAAAAAAACACGGACATTATCCCACAAGTGGAATGTATAATAATACAGAATGGATGGAACGAGACGGAATTGTTCCTATACCACATACCAAACCAAATCCATATAGAGATGCCTTTTGGAAATGGTGGCCAGATTTATTTCCAACATTACATACATTTAGAATTACGGGTGGAGAACCAATTTTATCAAAGGATACATTTAAGGTTTTAAATTACATTATCGATAATCCAAAAATTAATCCAATGTTGGAGATGTCAGTAAATACAAATTTATGTGCACCACAAGATATGGTTGAGGAGTTTATTGATAAGGTTAAGTATATTACCGATAAGGATTTAGTTTGGAATTTTGCATTGTTCACGAGTATAGAGTCTTGGGGTAAACATGCAGAATATATGAGAGATGGGATGGATACAGAAAGATTTTGGAATAATTTAGATATGTTTTTGACTAAATGTCAAAGACCAGAGGCAACAGTAATGGCAACCTATAATTTAACAAGTGTTCCAACTTATGATAAGGTAATCAAACGAGTGTTTGAAATGAAAAAGAAACATTATAATGGAAAACGATATAGACATTATGGAATTATTTTAGATACTGCATACCTAAGACATCCTGAATTTTTACAAGTAAGACTTTTATCAACATATTGGATTGACAAAATAAGACAAGATGTGAAATTGATGGAAAGTTTATCAGAAGAAAAATATACTCATATTTATGGTCACGGACACGGTGGGTATTATGATTTTGAAAGAGAAAAGTTAAGACGAGTGTTAGATTGGGTAGATGCACCACTCGAAGATGTAAAATGGTTGATGAAAATGAGGAGAGACTTTATATTATTTATTGATGAGTTTGACAAAAGAAGAAAGAAAAACTTTTTAAAAACATTTCCTGAAATGGAAGATTTTTATTATTCTTGTAAGAAATTATTATAATGTTAGGTGTATTGACAAATAGTGGAAAAGTTAATTATGTTTCATTAGATGATTTTCTTTCCATTGATAAAATGAATTATTTTGAAACATATTTTCAAAAACAATTTCAAAAATTTTGTAATGAACTTCCTCGTATTGTAGAAAGAAATGAATGGGCGTATCACCAATACGAAAAAAATAGAAGTAATGATTTTATTTTTAATAATATAATGAGTACTTGGTATGACCATAACATATCACGAGAAGATGGGTGGAGACTATTAAAGACATATGTACCTGAATTTATAGATTATCTTTTTGATAATGTTGTAGATTATATGCAGGGGATGTTAGTAAGATGTGAACTTCAAGGTGGCCCTATGAAATTTCATAGAGATTGGGGACCCGATACCGATGGTGATTTGGGATTATCTCCAACAGAAAAAGAGGCAAGAGAATTACAAGAAACTTGGATATGGTTTAGATTTTCAGATACAAAAAAACTTTACATTTCAGAGTTAGATGGTAAGGATGATATTTCTAAAAGAATACCTGTAAAATCATATGGAGCTATATTTAATGGATTGGATTATCATGGATGTTACGAAGATTCATATGGATTTAGTGTAAGAATTAGTGGTGGATTAAAAAAGAATATTATATCGGATAAAAACATTGATATTACTACTTGGAAAGATTGGTATCCACCGACAGAATATTGGAAAACAGAGGCATTGACCATATGATAAATTTAGTTACGGTTTGTGGTCATAATACTAAGATGTTAAGACATATGTTAAACCACTACAAAGATTTTATTGATGAAATTTTTATTGTTGTATATTTATCTTCAGAGAAAGATAGAGTTTTATCGGAAGTCAAAGAAATCACTCGTGATTTAAATCTTGATATTCATAAAAAAACAGTTGAAGAACCATTTAATTGGGAAAGAGTTACAGAGTTATATAATGAAACAAAGTTATTAAAACCTAATGATTGGTGGATTGTGGCAGATGATGATGAATTTCATGTATACCCAAAACCAATAAATGAACTCATAGAGGATTGTGAAGAAAATGGTTATAAATTTATTACAGGAGCATTTTTAGACAGAATAGGTGAAGATGGAAGATTCCCAAGCATAGATGATGATAGTGATATTTGGAATGAGTTTCCTTTAGCTGGTACATTCAGATATCCAATTTCAAATGCCTGTCCAAATAAAACCGTAGTGATGAAAGGTGATATACAAGTTACTAATGGACAGCATTACGCGATGATAGATGGAAAGGATACCTATGGTGCAAGATGGATGAACGATTTGAGATATCCTGTTGGTGATTGTTTTATTCAAGTAAATCATTTCAAATGGGATGTTTCTGTGATGAGTAGATTAAGAGAAGTTTCTCGTATAAAAAAAAGTTATACTTTTCACGAGGAGTATAAAAAAATGTTTGATTATATAATAGATAATTTTGGAAGAATTAATATTAACGATGAGAGGTTTATGATAGAAAGGTGTGGTAAAAATTATTACGATTACACCCAATGGGATAAAGTAAAAGTAGAATCATTAGGTTATAGAACATGAAAAGATTAGGAATAATATTACCTTATAATGAAAATCATATAGATAATTTCACTCAACATTTTATGGCAAATGTTACTGAAAGTAGTGAATTTTATTTTAGACTAATTTTTATGAAACAAAAATCAAACAGGCCTTTAAATAAAGGTAAGTTATTTAATATTGGTTATATGTTGAACAAAGATAAGTTTGATTATTTTTGTTTTCACGATTCAGATTTAATTCCAATATCTAATGAATGTAATTACGAAATAGATGAAAGACCTATTTCATTAGTTGGTATGAGAGATAAGATAGAGTTTGGTGACCAAGAAAATATAGAAAATTTTGATGATTATACATTACCTTATGACGAGTATTTTGGTGGAGCAACTATATTTTCTAAAGAAAATTTTGAAATTATTAATGGTTATTCAAACAATTATTGGGGAGTTGGTTATGAAGATTATGATTTACTATTAAGATGTGTAGTCAAAGGATTACCTATTAGAAAAGAATTAGAAGTTGAGCCATCAAAAACATTTGGTACTTTTAATGGAATAAATTCTTATTTAAAAATAGAGTCTCATACTGCAAAAATTAAAAATGCAACCAACAAAGGGTTTACGATGTCAGCATGGTTTAAATCCGATGGAGAACCACCATACGGTGCAGATGTGGATAGTAATAGATGTGAGTACTTTATATTTGGTAGACCTGGATATCACATGGGACTTTCATATACACATGGTGGATTTTTAAAGGGTGTGGTTTGGTTAAGGTCAAAGAATGGAAATGATAGAGATGCATTAGTTGTAAAAGTTCCTGTAAGATGTAATGAATGGCATCATGCATGTTTAGCCTTAGATGATGTAAAAAGGGAACTCATTTTATATTTAGATGGCAATAAAGTTGCAAGTGAACCTTATGAAAACGATCCTTTACCATATCATAGTAAACCATATTATATTGGAGTTGGAGATCCTGACATAAGTATGTGGAGAAATTTTTTTGTTGGAAATATTGCAGAAGTTGGTCTGTGGTCAAATACATTGAATGAGGCTGAAGTAAACCAAGTTTACAATAGAGGAATAGTAGATGGTAAGGGTGAGTATGTAACAGCAAAATTACCAGTAGGAGTTTGGGATTTCAGAGGTGGATACGATGATAGAACTTTTGATATAAGTGGAAGTGGAAATCACGCTAAAATACTCAATGTAAATTTTGCAAATAAATCATCAAAAAGTACCACAGAAAGATATTTACCTTATAGAAGAAAAGGTGCTTATGGTTATTTATCAGCTCAAAATGAATTTTTAAATCTCGAACAATTATCGAGAAGTGAACATCCTGAAATAACAACTAATCGTAATACATTTAATAAAAATGTTCAAAACCAAATGGGCAATATAGACAAGGATGGGTTATCATCAACAAGATTTCGGATAGTCAATAAAAAAGATTATCTTGGAAAACACGAAATAATAGAAGTAGTAATATAAGGAGAATAAGTTATGGCTACAACAAAGAAAACAGAACCTACAAAGGATGCAAGAGATACCCTCGATAACGCATCATCTAATGAGAGTAGTGAACTTAATGCAATAGCAGTTAAGTCATTAACTAATTTAGAAGAAAAAATCGAGTCAATCGATTGGAAACTTTGGGAAATCTACAACATCGTAAAGACATATGTAGAATCAAATCCAAGTGGTCCTGCACCTTCCGTTTCACAACCTCAGGCATCTGCTTCAGATATAGCATCTGAAATAGCAAAGGCATTAGGTGGTGGTACAACTGAAAAGAAAAAGTCTACCGTATCTAAATTATTTGGAGGGTAAACCTTGAAACCAAGACTCGCTATAATAGTACCATATCGAGATAGAGAAGAACACTTATCACAATTTGTTCCACATATAGACAAATTTTTATCCGATAGAGATATTCCGTATAAAATATTTGTTGTGGAACAAGGGAATGATAGGCCATTTAATCGTGGTTGGTTGATAAACATTGGTTATTCAATAGCAAAAGAACAAGGATTTGATTATTTTTGTTTTCATGATGTTGATATGTTACCTGAGGACAATTCATGTGATTATTCTTGGGTAGAAAAACCTACACATCTTTCTGCACGATTGAGTAAATTTAAATACCGTTTAGTATATCCTGAATATATGGGTGGTGTTACTTTAATTAATAGAGAACACTTCGAATGGATAAATGGATTCTCCAATAAGTATTGGGGTTGGGGATTTGAAGATGATGATTTACTTTATCGTTGTAGGTTAAGAGGAGTTCCGTTAGAGGAAGCAACTACATTTAAGGCAAAAGATAAAACTCCACTCTATACTAATGTCTTAGAGTTTAATGGACGAGATTATCTTGAGGTAAAAAATAGTTTATCGTTAAATAAAACTCTTAATTCGTCATTTAGTGTAGAGGCTTGGGTAGAACCTTACCAAGATTTAAAACTTGACCCGAACAAAGAATATGATGAGTTTCATGTTTTTACTCGACCAGGACACCATGTTGGTATAGCCTACACAAGTGGACTACAATACAAAGGTGGAATATGGACACAAGATGGGCATCAACCTATGGTAGTTTCAGAAAGACGCTCTGCAGAATGGGTTCATGTAATTTATACCGTAGATACGGTTCTTAAAAGATTAAGAATGTATGTAAATGGTGTAGAAACAAATGAATCTCCAACTGATTACTTAGGAAAACTTAGAGAGTCTAATAATGTTTCTTATTATATAGGATGTGCTAATCCTATGGCAAGATTTGATGACAGAGGTTATTTTATAGGAGATATAGCTCAAGTTGCATTATGGTCAACTTGTTTAGATTCAAATGAAGTTGAACATCTGTACAATGATGGTAGACCATACAATGTTACCGAAAATCAAAAGTTCGATGGTTGGAAGTCTGGTAAAGAAACTTATAAATCAGCAGAAAAAGTTGTTGGTTATTGGGATTTTGAAAATGTAGTTGGTGATATGGCACTTGATAAGAGTGGTAATGATAATCACGCAAAAATATATGGTGCAATCAAAAAAGAAAAAGAGTTACGGATAGGTAGTACTGCATTAGTACCATCGAGACGAGATGGTAAGTTTACTTGTTTAGAACATTCAGAAAATGGATGGGGACAAACTAAATTTACTCATTGGGAAACACGAGAAAATCAATTAAGATTTTTTAATCGAGTAAGGAGTGGTTTAACGGATATTAAAGATGATGGTTTGAGTACATTAGAATTTAAAATTACGAACCGAGAAGAATTTTTAAATAAACACGAATTTATTTCAGTCGAATAATTATGATAGAGATAGATTTACATGGACAAAGACATGATTCTGTCAGAGAAAAATTAGAAAGTGATATTATATTAGAGTATAATAAAGGTAACTTTCCTATTCGTATCATTACAGGAAATTCTCTTATGATGAAAAAGATAGTCTTTACTGCCGTTGAAAATCAAAAATTTAAATCCAAAGAAGAACCACATAATAGTGGTGCATTAATAATATATGAGTAAAAAATTAGCAATATGCGTTCCACATTACAATAGAAGGGAACACCTTGAAAAGTTTATTCCACACATGGATGAATTTTTCAAAGATAAAGATATTGAGTATAAAATATTTGTGGCTAACCAAGTCTATCCTGATTCGGTTAGTGGGTTCAACAGAGGAACATCTAAAAATGTTGCCTTTGATGTTGCACAAAAAGAAGGTTATGATTACTTTTGTTTCCACGATATAGATATGTTGCCCGAAGATGACTCGTGTGATTATTCATATCCTGATAAAGTAGAACATTTAGCAGTTCATGTAGCACAATTTGATTATGGACTAAAGTATCAAGAGTACTTTGGTGGTGCAATTTTATTTACCAAAGAGCATTACGAACAAATCAATGGATACTCTAATGGTTATTGGAATTGGGGTATGGAAGATGATGATATTTTATATCGTGTAAAGAAAAAAGGATTAGCAAACGAAACCTTTATGAATCATAAACTTGATGGAGAAGAAAATTTTATACGACTCGATGGACTTTCTAATTACATAAAAATAAATCCATCAGATTCTATAAGAGAACTTACAAGTGGTAATTTTACGATGTCTGTTATGGTAAGGGCCGAAGATAGGTTTGATATTCCTAAGTATTTAATTGGTGATGTAGAGAATAGAGAATTTATTCATCAATATATTTTTGGACGACCAAGTTTCCAAATGGGATTAGGTTGGGATAATTCAGATGCATATTCATTTGGATTATTTAATCAAAAAAATAATCATTCTTATATGTGGATAAAAAGACCACCAGATGTTTGGACACATTTAATGGTAACGGTAAATGTTGATAGACGAGAACTTAGATTTTATTTGAATGGTGAGGAATCAGACTCACGATTTGGACATGGTTCAGAATCTCCTTTGGGATTTGAAACACCTTTAAAGAAATATGGTGGAAATCCGTTTTATGTGGGAGTTGGTGATCCAAGAAAAGATGAAGGAGCTGGTTATTTTGCAGGTGATATAGCACAAGTATGTTTGTTTGATAGAGTTTTAAATTCTACGGATATAAAAGAATATTATGAAAATGATTATCCTGAAGTTTTAGACTTTTCACCAAAACTATACTACGATTTTTCTGAAGTTAGAGATGATATAGTGTATGATATAAGTGGTCATGGAAATCATGGAATACTAAATGGTGGTTATGTAGAATCAGAGTTGATTGATAAAATACCAAACACTACTTTACCATATCGTACAAAACCAGGTAGATTCTTCTCACAGGCACATAAAAGAAATGATATGGTTGGTGGTAAATGGGTTCATCAAAAAGATACAAGTATCAACGAGAAAAGATTTGTAGAAGAAGTTCAAGGTGGAATGATTGATATCGATGAAGATGGATTAACAGATTTAAATTATAGTGTTGTAAAAAGAGAAAAGTTATTTGGAACAGAACATGAAATTATAGATTTCAGATGTGAACAGAACATACCAAACCATGTAGAATTCTAATGAAACCAGATAAAAATTTACTCATATCTATGACTAAGGGCACAGATACCAAAGAGGAATACACCGCCTATCAATTAGAAAAACAAAAAAATAGTGATGATTTAAAAATTGATTTGACTACATCCATAATGGATAGAGAAAATTTTCATGGGGCAAAAAATGTCAAGGACAATTTTAAAGTTTCTAACTATTCAGGTTTAGATTTTGATAAATTAACAAGACAAGACATATTAGTTACACAAGTTCCAAACTTGAATGAGGCTGGATTTTTTGCAGGATTGGCAACATTAATTTCTTATATAAGAACAAATCGAAAAGACATAAAAATAAAAGGTATAGATCCTTGTACTGAGTATTTTTTTCAACGAAAATTAGATTTAAAATCACAATTTTTTGCAGACTTCAATACATATTCTGCACAAGGTTCGGTGAATCTTGATAAGTATAAAGAATTAGATTCCATAGTAAAATTATTTCAAAAATATATTGATAAATGTAAACCAACATATTTTGGATTTGGTTTGATAGACGGAAACATTGATGCTTCATTATTTTTTGCAAAAAAAATTAAAAAGTTATATCCTGATTTAAAAATAATGTTAGGTGGGTGTGGTGTATCATTAATGGGTAAGGGTAAACCCGAATATGGTGGATATTCAATGAGTGTCGCCTCGAATCAATGCTACGATATTACAGAATATGATTACATAGATTATATTATTAATGGTGATGGTGAAAAAACTTTGATAGAATTATTTGATTCATCAAAATTAAGAAAAGATTTAGAAAAAATTGATGGGTTGGTTTGGAAACATTCAGAAGATTTATCAGATACAGAACAACAAATCAAGACTATTCTCGATGATTTAGATAAAATAGATATTACCAAAAAGGAATTTAATTATTCAAAAGATGTTTTAAATAGGGTTTTTGAAAAAGAACTATCTGAAGATTTAGATATACCTGATGAGTGGACTATGAATCCAAAAAGACAATATACTGATTTAACTTCATTAGCTGCTCCTGACTACAATGATTTTTATGAAAATCCATACTATAAAAAGTTTTATAATATAGCAGTACCATTGACATTTTCACGAGGTTGTAATTTTAGATGTACATTTTGTTCAGTACCAGTATTTGTTCCGTTATATAAACACAGACCGATAGAACAATGTTTAGATGAAATAGGTTATTGGGTAGATAAAAATTTTGAAGAAGGACTTAAAAATGATAAATATTATCGAGTAGGAATGTTGGCACACGATTCTATTTTAAATGGAAATCCTAAATGGTTAGAGGATTTGTGTAAGGGTATTATTAAAAGAGGATATGGTGATAAAATAACTTGGGGTGGTAATCTTAGATTGATGAAACCAATGGCAGATATAAACACAATGAAATTATACAGAGATGCTGGTATTGAGTTTATGATAACAGGAGCCGAATCATTTTCTGAACCAGTTCTAAAACATATGAAAAAAAATAAGAACATGAAAATAGTCAGAAAAATATTTGAAAATATAAGAGAGATAAATAAGGAAGCTGGAGATAGATATAACGATACTATAAAAGTTCAATTACAATTGATTGTTGGGTATATGAATGAAACTGAAGAAGATTTTCAAAAAACACTTGATTTTGTTGAAGAATTTCATGATGTAATTTATGAGATATTAACTTGTTCAGTTTTTTCAGTATGGTTTCCATTAAAAAAACAATGGGAAGATGAAGGTAGGTATCTTAAATATCATAGTCCTGTTGTGTGGGAAACAGAATATTGTACTACGGAACAGCGAATGGAAAGAATAGACAGAATAGAAAAATTATTTGATAAGCTAGGTTTAAATTACAACACATATCATAGAGGGTTGATGATGGAACATTACCAAGATTATTTAGATAGTAAAAGGAAATAATATGTTAAGATTTGGATATGACCAATTTGATAATGATACTTGGGAAATAATAAAACCTAATGGTTTAATAGGACAAGAAGAAGTACCAGAAACATACAGATTATATTTACCACCTTGGTATGGTGAAATTTTTATAAATAATGAAATATCATTTGAGATAAAATCATCACAAGAATTGATAGAAGAAAATCATAATGATAAGTGGATATATTTGTTAGAACCTAATGGTGATCCTCGTGGTTGGTTTGGTATGTTTGAAGATGAAAATCCAAATCCGATTAAATCTTTATTTGCAGGAGTTGATAAGAAAACATTAAAAAGTTGTCAAAAAGATAAAACAATAATTTGTTTATGGCAACCAAATGAAGGGTTTCCGTCTGAATGGATTAACATTAATGTTTTTGAAGAAATATATAAAGAACTTGATAAGTGTAACATATCACCTAACAATTTTATTTATGTATGTGGTAATTGGAAAATAGAAAAAGAATTTAAGGAATGGAAAAATAATAAAACTGAACATTACAAAGATTGGGAAGATATACATTTATGTGCATTTAATAATGAAAGATATTTAAATTTTAAAAAGAAATGGGGTGGAGAACTTTCAAAGTTTGATTCTACAATAAAAAGAGAAAGACACTTTGTTTGTTTTAATAGAGAACTTAGACCACATAGAAAGCTATTTTTGACTATGTTGTTAGAGGCAAACCTTTTAGACTTTGGAATGGTTTCGAGTAAAAAATTTGATATAGAAACATTTTTTCGTGTACCAAAGGAATTAAATCTTGGTAAGGGACTTTCAAAAAAATTACAAGGTTATGCAGAAAAACTCGTTGATATGACACCGATGGTTGTAGATGTAGATGAATGGGATACAAATCATTTCGACACCTCTAATAAGTGGGTTTATGATGCTACATATTTTTCTGTAATCACAACCACATGGTTTGGAGAAGATACTTTATTTTTTGATGAGAAGATTTGGAAACCAATGGCTAATGAACATCCATTTATAGTAGTTGGTAATTATCAGGTACTCAAAGAATTGAAAAGACAAGGGTTTAAAACCTTTCATCCGTTTATCGATGAATCATATGATGAAGAAAAAAATCCATATAAAAGAATGAAAAAGATAATTAAAGAAATTGATAGATTATCAAAATACAGTTCAGAAAAAATGAACAATTGGTACAAAAATTTAAAACCAATACTTGAACACAACAACAAGCAATTATATAGTTTGGATTCGTTAGACAAATTAACAACCAAATTTAATAATATTACTAAAGGTAAATAATTATAGGTATGAAAAAGAAACACATATATTTTGTTGAGGTAAATTCTGTTTATTCTGGCATTGAAAAAAAGTTAAAGTTACCTTATAGTACAGGTCTAATTAAAGCTTGGGTTTTGCAAAATAAAACAATTGAAGATAATTATGATTTTCCAGATTGGATATGTCATAGAGATGATATTGATGAAATTTTTGATAGGATAAAAAATCCATCAGTCGTTGGGTTTTCGTGTTTTACTTGGAATTGGAAATTCAATAAATTATTGGCAAAAAGAATAAAGGATAAATATCCTAATTGTTTGATAGTTTTTGGTGGAAAAGAACCACCAAATGCTGCCTGGTTAAAGCAAAATCCTGAATGGATTAAAGATTATCCATATGTAGATATAATTGTACATACAGAAGGTGAAGTTTCTTTTGAAGAAATATTAATTGAACACTTAAATGAAAATCCTGATTATACTCACATAGAAGGATGTACTATTAATCATAAAACTTCTCACACCATTACTCCACCGAGAGCAAGAATTGTAGATTTAGGTGAATCACCATCACCATATCTAAACGGAATATTTGATGATGTTTATAAAAAATATAAAGATATGGATTTTATGTTTTCGGCAGTAATTGAAAGTGCAAGAGGATGTCCATATGCCTGTACATTTTGTGAAATTGGTGATTCGTATTTTACCAAGATAAAACAACAACCAATACAGCAGGTATTTGATGAGATTGAGTGGATAGGTTCTCATGGTATAGATTACATTGATGATGCAACTTCTAACTTTGGAATATTTCATGATAGAGATACTGAAATAGCAGAATGGTTAGTTCATTGTAATGAAAAATATGGTAATCCTCAAACCTTTAAGGTAGATTGGGCAAAGAGTAAGGCTATGAGATTATTTAGTATAGCAAAAATACTTCATGATGGTGGATTACATAGAGGAATGACATTGGCTATGCAATCATTGGATGACCAAGTATTAAAGGCAGTTAAGAGAAAGAATCTCGTTAATGATGACGACATACAAGAGATAACTAAAGTTTATGAAACAGCTGGTATATCAACTTACATAGAAATTATACTTGGACTACCAGATGAAACATTAGAAGGATTTAAACAAGGGTTGTGTAGAACACTTGAAATAGGTGAACACAATCATGTGGGAATGTATGTTTTAGTTGCACTTAGAAATACTCCGTTTGGTGATAATGAGTATATTGAAAAATATGAAATAAAATCTAAAAGAATTCTTGCTCCGATAGCTAGATGGGTTGAACCACCTGATGGTATTATGGAAACTGCTGATTTGGTCATTGGACATAAACAGATGACTACGGAAGAATGGTTAGAAATGTATTTATTTTCTTGGTTAGTTGCAAGTTGTCATCATATGGGATTTACTGAAAAAATTGTTAGATTTATCCGTGAACATTATAAAATTACATATGAAGAATTTTATAAAAAGTTATTTGATTATGTCGGTAGTAATCCAAACACTATATTAGGTAAAGAATATTTAGATATAAAAAATCATATTTTACAGATTATTACCGAAGATGAACCAAAAACTTTTTGGGGTAGACAATCAAAAGAGTTTCCTGAATTTCAAGGTGAAAAAGAAGAATTATCTTGTTTGATGTATATAAAATATAAAGATAGATTTTATAAGGAATTTAGTTCATTTATTAATAATAATTTCAAAGTTGATTCTGATATAATAAATGCAGTTACTAAGTTTCAAATGGACAATGTTATAGATCCTAACACAAGGTATCCAATAAAAACAGATGTTGAATATAATTTTATGGATGTTATTCTCGAAAAGAAAAAATTAAAAAAACAATACAAAGAGTATGAAATAAATGCAAATAATTTTAATGGTGATTATTTAGAATATGGTACATCATTATATTATAGAAGAAAAACAGGAGCAGGACGAACTCAAATTACAGATTATGAAAAATGAACAAATATTAGACTTTTATAATACAAATGGTTTTTATATTGAAAGGTTATTTTCTCGTCATGAAATCAATAAATACAGAGAAGAATCTGATAGGTTATTAAAACTAAGAGGAGAGGATACTCGTCCTTATGCCTATCCACACGAAGATTCTGAATTATTTAATGATTTGTGGAAACATCCGAGAACTTTAGAAATATTAAAATTGTTAATTGGTGGTGATGTATGTGGGTTACAGACTTGGATGTATTTTAAACCACCAGGTGAACTTGGTAGAGATATCCATCAAAATATATTTTATACTCATGCAAATAGAGGTGATATAATTAATGCATCTTTGGCTATTGATGATTCAAATGAAGAAAATGGATGTTTATATGCTTACATTGGTTCTCATGTTGAGTGGTGTTTACCAATAGAAAAAGACGATGAAAGAATGAAAACAAATCCAAAAGATTGGAGAAATGAAAGAGGTAAACCTTGTGCTATTCCTGGTGAATGGGTAGATGGTGTGTGGACAGAAAAATATGAAAAGAAATATCTTCCTATGAATAGTGGAGAAATTATATTTTTACATTCTCATGTTCTTCATGGTTCTGATGATAATAATTCAAAGGATAAGTGGAGAAGGGCATTTTTATGTGGATATCTAAGAGAAGATGCACACTTCAATTCAGGAGGTCAAATGAAACGAGTTGGGTTATCTTTTTAAAGGGAGATTAAATGATAAAATTTTATTACGATAATCCTACGGGATGTGATATGAATGGAGTGGAGTTGTGGCGTTTTGTTGGTACGAAAAACGGAGACAAGGAAAACGGATTATCACCAACTGAAATGAAACATGCCGTTGAAAATGATAATTTTAGGTTGATATCCGCATCTACGGATGGTATGGCGAGTAGATTTAAAACTTGGGCTTCGGCATTAAGAATAGATAAAAATTCAAAAGTTTTTTGGTGGTTAAAATCTGCACTAAAAGAACACAAGTTTACTGAGTTGTTTAAAGATAGTGAAATGGAAGTAAAAACTTTACCACCTGATTTTGATTATATTTTGTATAGTGATGGGTTTTTATTAATTTTACCAGAAGATGAACTTCCAATAGATTTTACTAACGATAAATTATTTGAAAGAAGAAATGGGTTTTACAATACAGATACTAAACAAAGAATAGATTGGGAGTTTGAAAGAATACCTCAACACCTTAAAGAAGAATATTCAAAAATGTTCTCAATAATAAAATCTCAAGTTAGAGATGATATTACATTAGAAGTGGATAATTTTTCCAAACAATTTGATGATAAGACCATTTCGGTTCATATTAGAAGTGGAACTGGTCATCCAATCGAAGGTATTGCACTTGAAGAAAGACGGGCATTCAATTTAGAAGAAACTATAAAAGTAATGGAATCTTATTCAAATGAATATACATTTTTTGTTTCAACTGATGAATATGTGGAACAAGGGGAAATTAATATTTTAAACACACTACGAGAAAAATTTGGTGATAGGATTTTTTATTATAAAACAGATTCTTTGAGTCTAAAGGGAGCACTAATAGATTTATTGTTATTATCTAAGAATAACATAATTATTGGTACATATTTTAGTAGTTTTACTGAGGTTTCGTGGTGGTTAGGTGGGGCCAAGGCTAAAGTAATTTTTCCAGGTTGGGAATAGGAGTTGATATGAATGTAGGATTTATAGGATTGGGTAAACTTGGTTTACCTTGTGCATTAGCGATAGAATCAAGAGGTCATAAAGTAGTTGGTTATGATCCTTCAGAACAAGTTAAAGATATTATTGATACTAAAAAGTTACAATATCAAGAAATATGGGCACAAGACCATTTAGATAAAAGTAAAATAGAAATAAAATCGATAAAGGAAGTTGTACAGGAATCTGATATTATATTCGTTCCAATTCAAACACCACATGGAGATGAGTTTGAGGGAATTACAAGAATACCAAAAGATAGAAAAGATTTTGATTACACTTATCTGAAACAAGGTATCAAAGATTTAGAATTGGCAATATGGGATGAACAATGTAAAAAAGTTGTTATTATTATTTCTACGGTTTTACCAGGTACAATTCGTAGAGAGATAAAACCTATTATAGATAAAAATCCATATTTCAAGTTATGTTATAATCCATTTTTTATTGCTATGGGAACAACCATGAGAGATTTTTTACATCCTGAATTTATTTTGTTTGGTCAAGATGATGATTGGGCATTAAAGAGGGCAAAGAAATTTTATAAAACTATAACACATGCACCAGTATACGAAACCACAATAGAAAATGCAGAATTAATTAAGGTATGTTATAATACTTTTATTTCGACAAAGTTATCTTTTGCAAATACGGTGATGGAAATGTGTCATAAACTACCAAATACCAATTGTGACGATGTGATGAATGCATTATCTCTTGGGAGTAAAAGAATTTTAGCTGAATCATATTGGTCAGGTGGTATGGGAGATGGTGGTGGATGTCATCCGAGAGATAATATAGCATTAAGTTGGTTATCACAAGAATTGGATTTATCTCACGATTGGTTTGACCATATAATGATGCAAAGAGAAAATCAAACTGAATGGTTAGCAGATTTGATAGAAAAACATGCTGGAGATAGAGGAATAAATATACTCGGAAAATCATTTAAACCTGAAACCAATATTACAACTGGTAGTCCATCTATATTGTTGAAGAATATTTTAGAAGAAAGAGGACACGGAGTATTTATGTGGGACCCGTATATAGATGAGCCTTGGGAAAAAATTAAAGAAATGTATGATGATAGTGATAATGAGACCGATTCTCATTTATATTTTATTGGAACAAAACATCCTGAATTTGTAAATTTTCCTTTTGAAAGTGGTTCTATTATAATAGATCCTTGGAGATATATTCCTGAAAACGAAGATTATAAAGTTATCTCAATAGGAAATAATCTTAATGATTGAATTAATAAAAAAGATATCAGAGTCCTCACTTCCATTTTTAAGTAACAGAGATGATACACATTACGATAAAAACATAAATAAAATCGTAATTATGATGGAAGATGAGGCCGTGACAAAGGATATTGCAATACAATATGAAGAATTTTTTGATAGTATTGGTTTAACAATGGATGATGTTTTAATATTTCATTCTAATGCAAATTTAGATAGAAAAGGTTATTATTTCTTTGATTATTTTTTCATGGAATTAAGACGAATTTTAGAAAAAACAGACTATGAATATGGAAAAGTTAATCACAATGTTCAAAAAGAAAAAATATATAATTGTCTTAATCATTCTGCCAATCAACATCGAACATTTGTATTTGATAATTTAAAATCAAAAGGATTATTAAAAAAAGGTTTTGTTTCATATGTTGATAATGGAATATATTTACCGACAAATTTTGAAAATCCTCCTGTTGAAGATAGAGATTGGAGATGGTCTACGATATTACCTGAAATTATTAATAAGACATATTTTAATGTTGTAACTGAAACTCATCATGATATAGAACCTCATTTTGATAGTTTGTTCATTACAGAAAAAATATGTAAGGCCTTAATTACACAACCATTTATTTTAGTTGGTAATGTCGGAATGTTAAAATACCTTACAGATTTAGGATTTGAAACATATTCAGAATTATTTGATGAAAGTTATGATTCAATAGAAAATCCTGTTGATAGATTAAATTTTGTTTTAAATGAGGTGGAAAGGGTGTGTAATATGGATATTGAAGAATTAGAAAAGATATATAAATCTGTATTGTGGAAAGTAGAATATAATAGAAATCGAATGATTAATTTTAAGGATGATAATTACGCAGTATCTAAAGTGGCAAATTGGCAATGGACAATATAATGAAAAACATTAAACCATTTTGGGATGATGAATTCAAAAAATTAGATTATAGAAAAGAAATTTTCAATGACGAGTATGCCATAGACGAATGGAGAAAAAGTGGGTACAATAATGATGTTGAGAATTTTTCAGGAGAAATGGCAAATCATAATGATAAACAACCAAAATGGAATGAAATATTTAAATCTTGGGCACATCATGAACATGGATTGAAGAATGTGGGTTGTTGTTATTATCGTATGGGAACAAATGATATAATACCAAATCATTTTGATGCGTATAATGTTTATACTAAAAAATTTAATTGTAAAACAGAAGATGTTCATAAGATTCTTGTATTTTTAGAGGATTGGAAAAGTGGACATTATTTTGAATTAAAAGGAAAACCATTTGTGAATTGGAAGGCTGGTGATTATGCTACTTGGACAGGTAATACTGAACATTTTGCAGCTAATATAGGAACGGAATACAGATATACATTACAGATAACAGGACATAAATGAAAGATAGACAATCAGAAGTAGATAAAATTTATATTCCATATGTAGAAAAACATTTAGGTACTGCCCTATTACAAAATATATTGGTAACTGGTGGAGAGTGGGCAGCTTTTGCTACAGAGACTCGTAGACATTCTCGGTTTAGGTATGAAAATATGGTTTCTTATGAATTAATAGATAATCAAAGAGAATCTCAAAATAGTATTGAAGATAATATACTAAATCCCATCAAACCATATCCATCTGTAAATTTAATTCTTGCTGATGTAGGTGGTGGACATGAATGTAATACTCATATTTGGGATACCGATATAACAGAAGGAGTTAAAAATATACTTGACAATGGTTTTATTGATAATAGATTAGGTAAAATAGTTTTTGTGTATTTTGATGGTATGTTAGATATACCTTGTTTTTTGGATAAACAATATGGTGAGTATATATCCGAAGATTTTTTTAGTACAGAAGTTAAATGGTATGATGACTATCAAGATAGTGTTCATAGTCAACGATTAGATGGTGTGGTGTTTAGCACTAAGTATTCTAAGTATGTATAAGTATAATTTAACCTTTACAACTATGTTTTATCATAATTCATTTATGGTTGAACCTTGGATAGAATATCATAAGAATTTAGGAGTAGACCACTTTATTTTATATTATGATGGATTACTTTCGGATTTAGAAAGAAAAGATGCAGTCACTTATAATAAGATATTAGAATATTGTGAACAAGATTTGACAACATTAATAGAGTGGGATATTCACGATGGTAATGGTTGGAGGCCGCACATACTACCATATGACCATATGAATAAGTGGTTGGATGGTGATAAAGTTAAGTTGTGGGAAAAACATAGAATGCATCAATTTCACGATACATTGTGGAAGTTTGGTCATTTAACACAATGGGTTGGTAACTTTGACCTTGACGAGTTCGTGATAACAGAAAAACATGATAATATTACAGATTTTTTATCTCAATATAATGTAGACGAAATTTCACATATTAGATTGATTAATAATTGGGCAGAACTTGATGGTATGTCAATGGAAGATTATAAAAAATTTAACTTGGATGATTTACTTAAATATGATACTTTAGTGTTAGAGAGTAAAGATAAAGATGGAGAGATATTTTTGTATTCAACATCGGAAGGTAAGTATATCTATAATCCAAGAAATGTTATTCAACTTCGTAATCATCATGTTGAAATATACGATGAGACTAAAGAAGTTATTTATTTAGATTACAAAGATGGTTCTTATTTACATTATAAGGCGGAATGGAACGAAAGTGGTGAAAGTAATTTGAGAAAAAACTATATGTCAAAATGGCCAACTGGTCATAAAAATGTTTGGGGACACCATTTAGATGAAGAACCAAATTATGAAGTAGATGAATTTATTTTTAGTAATTGGGTTTTACCTAAAATTGGTAAAAAAACAATACTTAATAATAGGATTAAGGATTTAATTAAAGGAAGTAGAAAATGAAATGGTTAAAACACCTGTGGTTTAAGATAAAATCACATTACTTGTATAAGAAAAAAATAAAGGAATTACGGAAAAAGGATCCGTTTATCTATAAGTGAAACATTTAGTGACGAGTGGTTGTAGTTTTTCCGATGTTGATAGTACAGAAAAAACTTGGCCATTACACTTACAAGATTTTACTCAAGATAGGTTTGACAATTTTTATCATCTTGGTGCATGTTCTCAAGGTCAAGATTATATAAGTCGTACAGTTATTTATAAGGTTAATGAGTTATTAAAGAATAACAATTCTGATGATATTTTTGTAATTGTTGCATGGTCGGGTTTACAAAGACGGGCCATATTAGTTAATAAAGAATCTCAAAAGATGCACTATCAATTAAAAGATAGGATTGTAGGTGAGTGGGAATTGATGAGAGAATGTGCAATTGGTAGTTGGACAGATTTTAATGAGGAGTACCTAAAAATACATTCGGTAGAACAAAATATAATTCAAAGTTTAGAGCATATAATTCGAACACAAGATTTTTTAAAATTAAATAATGTTGATTATAAGTTTTTTGGGTTTGGTAATTTATTTGCTAATCCGTATAATCATCCAGGAGAGGCTAGGTTTGGTTTTTTGACTGAAGTACCAGGTGGTACAGAATTAGTGCCAACAATAAAAGAACAATTTCCACATACATCATATTTATTTGATATGATGGATTGGAATAAATGGTGGTTTCACAATCAATGGGGTGGTTTAGGTGAATGGGTAAATAGTAATATTGAAAATGGATTTGATGGTGGAGATGGTATTTCAGGTCATCCTTGTTCTGAATCTCATAAGACATTTACAAAAGAGGTTGTATTGAAATGGATAAAATAATAATAACTGGTGGTTGTAGTTTTACTAATTCAGATGGAACTTGGCCATATCACATTGAACAAGAAAAATTTGGTTGGGTACACAATGTTGCAGATACAGGTGCAGGAAATGGATACATTTCGAGAAGTATTGTATGGGAAGTAAATAAACTTTTGAAACAAGGTGAATCACCAAACAATATAAAAGTGATTATTATGTGGTCAGGAATATCACGAAAAGAATTTTTATCCACTAAAAGAGAAAATCCATTACACGAACTTTGGGTAGATGGCCCACATAAAAATTGGATGGGAAATTTTATTCGTGATGACAATTGGAATATACACCCAAGTGATGATTCTACTTGGATAAAAAGTAGTATTCCTTATATGAGTTGGGATAATAAATCAGTAACTAAATTTTTAGATTTATATTGGAAACATTTTTATTCGGAAGAAGAAAGTTTGATAAATACATTTGAATCTATTTTACGAGTTCAATGGTATTTAGATGGTTTGGGTATCAAGTACACGATGATGTGTTGGCAAAATATTTTTAATCAATATTCGTTTAAAATTCCAAGTGGTTGGGCAAGACAAGAAGGTGATGAAATTTTCGGACATGAAATATGGAATCTTGCGTGGAGAGACAATACACATTTTAAAACAGATAGATATTGGCCTGATAACGCAACTGAAAAAATATCAAGAGGTACTCCATTGTTAAAAGACTTATATCCAAACGCAACTCATTTATGGGATATGATAAATTGGGATAAATGGTGGTTTTATGAAGATGAACAAGTAGAATATGGTGGTCTTGCAGAATGGATTTGTTTGAAGGCCCGTGATCCTTGGGGAAATGGTGAACACGATCCTGGTCATCCATCACCATCTTCTCATAAAAAGTTTTGTGAACGAGTTATACTGCCAATTTTAAAGGATAAAGTATGAAATTAATAACATCGGCTTGTAGTTTTGGAGGTCACACAACACACCCTCATATTGAAGGTGAATCTTGGACGGTTCAATTGGGTAAAAGATTAAACCTATCAGAATCAGATATAGTGAATATGGGAAATGGTGGGTGCTCTTTAGATTATATACATAGAAGTATATTACATGGAGTTATAGATAATTTAGGTAATGATATAATTGTTGTTGTGGGATGGACATCAATAAGTCGATGGGAACATTTCGCAGATAAATCTGGTAAATGTCAGGCAAATCCATCTGAACCATATCATTATAATGCACAGGCCTTTTGGGGTTCTACTTTAAATGAAGAAAGGGAATACAAACAACACATGATGAATCATACTTTGTTTCAAGAATATATGAGAAGATTAAATATGATTATTTCACTGGCAGGATTTTTAAATCAACATAACATTAAGTATTTGTTTTTTCCTGCATTTGAACCATTAGATAGTTGGGCAATTGGTTCAGGATATGCATCACGATCCGAGACAGGACAAAATTGTCCAGTTTTAAATAAACTTACCAATTATATTAGAGAAAATGTTCATTTTTTAGAACAAACTCAAATAGAAATAGGTGCTAAAGAAGGATATTTAGAAAAAGTCAGATGGGGGCTATATGATGGTAATGATGAATCATGTCCATATATTAAAAAAGAATATTTTACTGATGATGGTTGGCATCCGAGTGAACTGGCACATATAGAGTGGTCTGAAATACTACATCGTGAATTAAATAAAAGGTGGGAATTATGAAAATATTAGGAATAAATGCACTAAACCACGACGCTGCTGTAGCGATGATACAAGATGGTGAGGTATTATTTGCTGGTCATAGTGAACGATATAGTGGGGTTAAAAACGATTCTGATTTAAATAGACAATTAATCTCAGATTGTTTGAGATACGGTAAACCTGATAAAGTTGTATATTTTGAAAGACCATACTTGAAAAAACTTAGACAACTTAAAGCAGGTCAATACGGAGAAGTATTTTCTCGTAAGAATACACCACAATATTATCTACGAGATTTTGTTGGTAATTCAGAAATAGAGTATGTCCAACACCATCAATCTCACGCCGCAGCAGGATACTACACAAGTCCATACGAAGAATCAGCAATCGTAGTTATAGATGCGATAGGTGAGTTTGAAACTTGTACGATTTGGTACGCTTGGGGTTCACATTTTGAAAAACGATATAGTTTAAAGTATCCAAAATCACTTGGTCTTTGGTATAGTG